CCGGTCACGTCGTAGCCGTGGAGTATGCTGAACCGAAGAAACATCGAGGAGCCCGTAAGGACGCCTCCGACTCAGACAAGGACTAGAATCGCATCATGGCAACAGTAACCGCACTCGGCAAGGCGACCGTCTTCACGGTCGGCGGCGTCGACCTGAACGATCAGCTCGTCTCGATCACCATGACGAAGACCGTCGAAGCGCTCGACGCGACGACTCTCGCCGATACCTCTCGCCGTAACGCGGCAGGACTCGAGAACTCGGAGACGACCTTCACCGTCCTCGGCACGTTCGCCACGGGCGAAGCGATTCAGACGATCTTCGGCGACGTGGGCTCCGAGCACACGATCATCTTCGAGCCTCTCACTTCCGCACCCGGCGCTAGCTCGCCCCGCTATACGCACTCGAACGCCTTTCTCGCCGCGGCTCCGGTCGTCGTAAACGTCGGCGAACTCCTACAAGTGACCGCCACCTACACGGGCGGAAGCATCGCGCAGGCCGTCGCCTAGTGCTCGACATCTCCGTAACCGTCAAGCGGAAGGACGGAACACAAGACACCTTTCCCGTCTACGCCGACTCGCAGATCGCTTTCGAGCGATGGGCGAAGACATCCATCTCCGCAGCGTTCGACCCGTCCGGGAAACCGAAGATGGAATCGCTCTACTACCTCGCATGGCTCGCGGAGAAGAACTCCGGGAAGGTCGTGAAGAGCTTCGACGAATGGATAAAGGACATCGCCGCCGTCGGGCATGAGGACGGCCCGGGAAACTAATCCCCGGCGGCGGAGTCGCCGCCGAGATAGCGCAGCTCGCGCTCATAGTTCGCTGCGATCCGCTCTCACTCATGCGGACGCCTCCCGACGTGCTTCGAGCGCTCTACGATGGAGCGAGGAAACAAGCCGAACGGAGACGAAGCAAACATGGCTAGTGGCACTTTCGGCTATCGTCTCGGCGACGGCGCACCCGGAGCCGTCAAGATCGAAGGACTCTCCGCCGTTCAGCGCGACCTCCGACGCATGGAATCCGACCTAGACCTCGTGAAAGGCGAGTTCCTCGAAACGAACCGCAAGGTCGCCGAGGTAGTGATCGAAGGCTCGAAGAAGTACGTCCCGGTATTATCTGGCGCGCTCGCTCAGTCGATCAGGGACGCCTCGACGAAGAAGTCCGCGAAGATTCGCGTCGGCTCAAGCGGACGCGGACGCGGTAAAGCGTCTTACGGTGGAGTCGTCGAGTACGCCGGGCCGATTCACTTCGGCTGGCCTGCCCGATACATAAAGCCGCAGCCCTTCATCTATGAGGCGACCGATCAGCGCAAGAGCGAAGTCTCGAAGCTCTACGCCGAACGAATCACGCAGATTAGGAACAAGTACGACCTATGAGTAAGCCGATTACGATCTCGATAGTCGGTAACGCGGGGCCGCTGAAGAAGAGCCTCCGCGAAGCCGACGACGCCATGGCGTCATTCGGTGAAGGGCTGAAGAAGTTCGGGCTCGCAGCAGCGGCAGGAGTGGGGACGCTCGCCGCCGGGATCGGCTTCGCCGCGAAAGCAGCCGCCGAAGATCAGCAGTCCTTCGCGCAGCTCGAGACGGCTCTACGTAACGTCACCGGGGCGACACACGACCAGATAAAGGCAGTCGACGACCAGATCGCCGCGATGAGTCTCGCTACGGGCGTAGCCGACGACCAGCTCCGCCCGGCTTTCGCCGCCCTTACTCGCGGGACTCGCGACATCGCCGAAAGTACGGAGCAGATGGGGCTCGTCCTCGACATCTCTACCGCCCTTCAGATGGACGCGACGACCGTCGCGGACGCACTCGCTAAGGGCTACGAAGGGAACACGAAAGCGCTGAAGAGCCTTTCCCCGGAGATGGCGGCGATGATAAAGGAGGGCGCGGGAATGGATGAGATTCTTTCGCAGCTCTCCGCGAACTTCGGCGGAGCAGCCGCCGCGAACGCGGACACTTTCGCCGGGCAGGTGAGCCGCCTGAAAGTCTTTATGAGTGAGCTCGTCGAGCAGATCGGCTACTACGTCCTCCCGGTGCTCTCGAAGATCGCCGAGTTCATCGTGAAGGACGTCGTCCCCGCGTTCCAGCGCATAATCGAGCGCTACGGCCCCGCACTCGCGGAGATCTTCCAGAAGATCGCGGACTTCATCGGCGAGAAAGTCGTCCCGGTCATGCGTGACCGACTGATCCCATTCATCCAGCAAGTCGCCGAGTTCATCGGCGAGAAGCTCGTTCCGGTGATCCGTGACGTCGCGATAAAGGTATTCGACGGGCTGCGGAAGATCTTCGAGGTCGTCTCCGACAAGATCGAAGAGAACCGCGACAAGATCGGGAAGCTCGTTGAGTTCTTCCGAACCCTCGCGTCTTTCATCGCTGAGAAGGTCGCCCCGGTGCTCGTGACGGTACTCGGGAAAGCGTTCGACATCGTGGCGAAGGCGATCGGCCCCGTCCTAGACGTCGTCTTTACGCTTATGGGAGCTTTCGCCGATCTCGGAAAGTTCCTCGTCAAGGTCGCCGGATTCGTGCTCGACGTCATCGAGGGCATGGTGAACGGAGTCATCGACGGAATAAACCTCCTTATCCGGGCGATGAATCTCATCCCCGGCATAGACATCGACCCGATCGGGAACGTCACTTTCACTATGCCGAGCCTCGGCTCAGCACCTACGCCCTCGAAGCCGAGCGACGGAAGTTCGGAAGCTGCGGAAGCCGCTCGAATGGGCGGACTGAACCCCGCCGGGATCTCGTTCGCCGGAATCGACCTCGGCGTCACTACGACACCTAGCGCAGGCGGCGGAGGCGGCAGTAAGGGCGGCGGAGCCGACGCAAGCCTCCGCGAGGGTATGGTTACGATCCTCCCGTCGACGGAAGTCTTCGGAGCGTCCGGAGGCGGCGGCTTTGGTGCGGCTATGGGGAATGAAGCACTACTCGATGGAATGACGGGCGGCGTCGTGAACGTCGTCGTAAACACCGTCTCGGCGGACGCGAATCTCCCGAACCTCATCGTCGAAGCCCTCCAGACTTATAACCTCACGAGCGGCCCGATCGACGTAGCGATCGCCGTCTAGACCATGCCCTCGAACATCGTCACCGGAGGGACGCTCACCGTAGAGCTCGACGTCGGCTTCGGAGACGGCTTCACCCTCGACGACGTTCAGCAAGGAGTCCTAGACGGGACTACCTACGTCCTCGACGGCGTCGATCAGTTCTCCGAGATCACCGTCCAGAGCGTGAACTTCTTCCGCGGCAAGAAACGCACCCTCGACTCGATCGCACCGGGGCGGGCGACGATCGTCGCCATAGACAAGACTCGAGCGTTCGACCCGTATAACGAAGCCTCTGTCTATTGGGACGAGTTCGACGACACGCCGGGACTCTCCCCGCTTCGACAAATACGCATTACCCGTAACTCGACGGTCATCTTCCGCGGTCGCGTCGTCGACTTTACCTATGACTACGTCGGCCCGAAGAAGATCCCGACGGTCACGATCATCGCAGCCGACGACCTCTTCATTCTCGCGAACTCGTTCCTCTCGAACTTCACGCCCTCGGCTGAACTCTCATCCGCGCGGGTGACGACGATTCTCGACCGGACAGAAGTCGGGTGGAGCGCGACGGCGCGCGACATCACGACCGGGACGACGACACTCGGAAACTACGCGATCACGGAAGGCACGAACGCCCTCGAGTATCTCCGACAGATCGACGAAGCGGAACGAGGACGGCTCTTCGTTCGGGCATCCGACGGCGACCTCGTCTTCGAGCCTCGGCTCGGGAACACGCTCTCGGGGCCGTCCGTCTCGTTCGCCGACGACGGAACCGGGACGCCGTTCCGGGAAGTGTTCGTCGACTTCACCGTCGACGACGTCCTGAATCGCGTCACCGTTCAGAGGCAAGGCGGAACGGCTCAGACTGCGACAGACTCGACCTCGATCGGGCTCTACTTCACGCAGGCCGAGACGATCACGAACTCGCTCCTCTCGACCGACACGCAGGCGCTTGAGCTTGCGAACTACCTCCTCAACGGCTCCCCGTCTCCCCGCTTCTCCGGCGTGACTACCTTCTTCGGCTCGCTAACGACCGGGCAGAAGAACGCGGTCGCAGCCGTCGAGATCGGCGACACGATCAGCGTCAAGCGCACCTTCACGAGCGGAAGCCCGCTCACCGTCACGGAGGAGCTCGCCGTCGAAGGCATCGAGCACCGGGTAGACACCCGCGGCGAGACAGTCACCTTCTACACTTCGCCGACCGAGATCGTCTACGCCCTGATTCTCGATGACGCCGTCTACGGAATCATCGACTCTACGAACGTCCTCTCGTGAGGTAGGCTCTAGCACCTATGGGAGCGAACCTTACGACCTCAGTCCCCTCGTATGTCGCCGGGGAAGTGCTCACCGCCGCCGACCTCAACGTCACGAACTCGGGGATCCCCGTCTTCGCGGATTCGACCGCGCGGACGAACGGCTTCGGCGGAACGGGCGAGAAGACACTCGCTGAAGGTCAGTACGCCTACCTCGAGGACGATAATAAGACTTACGTCTACGACGGCGCTTCGTGGGTACAAGTCGGAGGAGCCGGACTGTTCTTCGTCACCGGGGCCACGTTTAGCACGGTAACGAGTGTGTCGCTACCTCAGGGAACTTTCTCGTCGACTTACGATAACTACAAGGTCATCTTTCAGCTCAGCGCGGTAACCACCGGGATTACGATCACGGGAAGGTATCGCACGACCGGAACCGATAACTCGACGGCGCGCTACTATCAGGCGAGCGCGGGCTTTCAGTCAAGTAATGCCGCAGATAACCTCGCGCAAGCTACACAGACGAGCTTCTCGTTCGGCTCACTCGTTACGACGATGACTAACGCCGCCTACGTCCTAAACATCGACTTCTACGAGCCGAACATAAACAGGAACGAGAAGCTCGCGACCGGGTCGAAGATATTTCATAACGACTCGGCGACATATTCGGCTCAGCACTTAGGGCTAGTATTCGACAATAACGGGACTGCGTTTCAGGCGGATAGCTTCTCATTCATTAGCGGCACGGCGTCAAGCATGACGGGCAGCTATCAGGTATACGGATACGCGAAGAGCTAGGAGCATCATGTCTCGACCGACGATCCAGATAGGCGACGAAGTTCGCGAGATGACTTCGCAAGAGTTCACGGAGTGGAAGGAGCACGTCCTCGAACTTGAGGCTCGAGCCGCCGCCGCCGACGCGAAAGCAGCCGCCATTACTTCAGCCCGAGCGAAGCTCACCGCCCTCGGACTTTCGGAAGCGGAAGTCTCCGCACTTCTCGGAGGCTGAACGTGCCTAGCTTGACCCCGAATCAGAAAGCCGCCCTCGCCTCCTATCTGCGAAGCGTCATCGGCGCTATCGCCGCAGTCATCGCAGCCGGGGCGACCGACCCGGAAGACATCCTCAAGGCCGCGATCGCCGCACTCCTGCCGCCGCTCATCAGATGGGCGAACCCGAAAGACTCGGCTTTCGGTC